TCTTATCCCCTCGCACACACGTGTGATCTATTTATTGCATCGGGAGGTGTCTGCTTATGCCCATGGTCTCTGAGTCTTCTCAGGATCCGGACAAAATGCTAACAGCTCGCAAGAACACGCAGACTTCTAGTCTAACTGTTCCTGCTGGCAGACACCGCTCACAGACCGGTTATCGTTCCCGAAGGCTTTCGGCTCAAGAAGAAGAGTCGATTAGGCCAAGTTCGGATTCTGGTCATGTCGTGTCATTGATTGACCACTATGAAAAGGTGGGATATCAATACGCACGGCATCATTCTCGCGCTAATAGCGTGAATGATAGGTTGTATACGGAGCTGAACTACACCCCAGCGCAATTTACGCAGGAAGTAGTCTTTCGGCACCCTACTACAACTCAGACCGCCAAATACCATATTGAAGGTATTTGGGCGATAACGGCAGCTGACCCGGGATCAATTGTCCCGGCATTGCCGCCATCAGCTTTCCTCGATAGTATCGCTGGAAAGATGATGCGCCAGTCTGTGCCTCGCCCCAATTCAGACAACCTTGTCCGCTTCGCAGCGGAGCAAAGGGATGCACCAGCTCTCTTCAAGTCTTCGAACTATGTTCCGAAGAACATACCTGAAGCAGCTGGTGCGTATCTGAATTACGTCTTTGGTATTAAACCCACCAAAGACGATCTCCTCAGAATGGCCGAAACGGTTATCCGTGCGGACCACCACATTAAACGTGTGGTTCGTTCTGAGAAGGTGAGGCAAAGGAGTTCGCAACAGCGGAAGCTGTCGGAGTTTAATTCGTTCACTCCATATGTGAATGCGTTGAGCACCCAAGCTTCTGCTGCTGGAACAATCTCCGCCGGACCGGTCACTATTCGGTATGCGTATCTTACGCCATTTAACCGAACAGCGATCAATTACGGCGTGCTTGTTCCCGCGTATTCCATCAGGACCCACTATAGTCAGAGCGTTAGACAATTTGCAACATGGGAATATTTTGTTCCCATGCCGCAGAAAATCGAAACGCGCCTCGCCCGTTATAAGAAAGCGGCCGAGAATCTGATCGGTGAAGGCGCTAGCGCCGGAACCGTGTGGAACCTAACCCCCTGGACCTGGTTGACGGACTGGTTTGTTGATTTTGGAGGTTTACTCCACTACCAGCAGGCCGTCGCAGATAATCAGGTCGTGGCAACCACCAACGGATACTCCATTTGGGAGGAGATGTCAGTGGAAGCCGAGCTGTTCGATCCAGTGTATGATCCCGCAGGTGTCACTCAGCCTTGGAAGGCTGATGTCACTCAGGGGCACGCTGTATCGTCAGTTAAGTGGCGCCGTCATAAGCGCCAAGGGGGTAACCCGTATGCAATAGGCCCTACTTGGACTGGTTTCAGTCCTCAGCAGTGGGCTATCTTAGCTGCCCTGGGTGTTTCCCATGGTGGCAACGTGCCGATTCATAGATGAATCGGTGCGGTCGGGTTACGGAAACTCCGTATCCCGCTCATCGCCGTGAGGCGTAGAGAGGAATTAGAGCTATGGCTCTTGCCGACCCTCAGTCAGTTACTATCGGTGGGACTGCAACGTCCCTGCCTCGTGTTGGTAGCGCGCTCGATCAGAGCGTCTACCAGGACGCGACTGGCCAGGTTCTCTTTTGGACCCAGCACAGTTCGTCCAAGCGCACGAGGCACACGGTAAAGCTCCAGAAGAGCCTCATCGTGGCCGACCCCCTGGTCCCCAGCCAGAACCAGAACGTTTCCTACAGCGCCCACATCGTTTTCGACATGCCGAAGAACGGCGTCGTCGCAAGCGACATGATCGCGCTCGGAAATGCTCTGGTGGCATGGGCCACTTCGGCCAACATCACAAAGATTGTTGGCGGGGAGTCCTAAGTGCCTGGTCCTTCTTCCCCAAAAGGGAAGGGACCTGGCACCCAAGGTACGGACTTTTGCTTGGCTGGCTTACGACGTAATTACTTACGTCTATGCGCGGGTGTATTACCGCGTGCGGCCTTCCAAGTTTGTCCTATGACTGAATAAAGCAGACCATGCTACGATTCCGCAACCTCTTGTGGAGGAACGGATGAAAAGCGTAGTCATGCTCTGGGTCGCCTGCTTGAAAGAAGCAGGTGATCAGTACCGTGTGCGCACTAATCGTGACTTGGCTTACGCCTTGTCACGCGTCGAAAAAGAAGGGCTATCCTTTCTTGGGATAACTCTTCCCAACTTCGAGAAGGACCTCCTTACGGCGGTCGCTCGAGGTTATGCTGGCTCCGACCTCTTTGCTGGTTTTACTCAGCGAGGCGGTCTCCCGACATTCATGTCGGGTTTCCTTTGCCAGATTTTCGACGTCGACGGATTGCTCCGTGATGACGCTGATCCCTCCCTTCTGAGGGCGGTTCGGCAAGTCTTGCTCCTTGTGAGCAAGACCGAGGCTCCTTACTCGAAAGAGAGCAAGGAGAAGGCTATTGCAGCCTACGTCACAACGGACGCATTGCTTGATGAGATTCCGAATGACTTACTTTCTGTCTTCGGAACAGTTAGTGGGAACCTCTTGGGTCCCTACTTTACTGCACTGGAATCCCGTCTCTGGTCAGGAGACTGGCATCCCAGAAACTCATCAGGTGCGCTCGCCACTCGTGAGTCTTACAACTCACGGTATGGTAACCGCACTTGGACCGAGAGGCTACAGGGCGTGTTCCCTTACTGGGAAGACCTTGCAGTCTCACCTCGAGAAATTATTGATTTCCGAGATGAATTCTCGATCCTGGCTAGGAACGAGGAACACCCTGTTAGGGTGACCCTCGTCCCTAAAACGATGAAAGGCCCACGCATCATTGCCATGGAACCCTGCTGGATGCAATTCGTCCAACAAGGTATACTTGGCGCGATGACCGAGCTAATCGAGTTAGAGGAGTTTAGGCAATATGCCCAAATCTTTTCATGGCTCGATCAGGAACCCAATCGGGAATTATCCCGTGAGGGGTCGATCGATGGCAGTTATGCCACCCTCGATTTATCCGAAGCTTCGGATCGTGTGTCTCTCGAGCTTGCTTGCGCTCTTTTTGCTAGGCACCCTTTTCTCAAAGAGTGCGTACTAGCGTGTCGATCCGAGACGGCATCACTGCCGTCAGGAAAGACAATTGCGCTTCGCAAGTTTGCCTCTATGGGCTCAGCACTGTGCTTTCCAATCGAGTCGATGGTATTCTTTATCATCGAAGCGATTGCATGGGCTGAGTCCGAAGGCATCGAACCGTCGAAACTCCGCATGCGTGATATTCCGCGCATGCGCGTCTATGGGGATGATCTTATTGTCCCCACGACAGCCGCACAAACTCTCCGTCTTTTGCTTGAAGCTTATGGCCTCAAGGTGAATGCTCGAAAGAGCTTCACGACCGGTCTGTTCCGCGAAAGTTGCGGGGCAGACTGGTTCAAAGGAAAGGATGTCTCGGTGTTCAAGCTCCGAGCTCCCTTCCCGGACGGAAAGCATCAGTACGACCTGATCGAACGGGCAATCGGGTTCCATAACCGCGCTTATAGTGCGGGTTGGTTCTCCGTAGCGGCGACCAGTGAGCAACTGCTTTTAGGAGTTGTTCCCCGTCTTCCGCGCGTCCCGGTCGGGATCGATGCCGCCGCACTCTGGTCTTGGGAAGGTCCCTATGCTGTAAGGACTAACCCTAGACTCCATCGGAAGGAATACAAAGTTCTCGTATTCCGGCAGGTAAAACCTGTTGATCCTTTGGACGGGTACGGCGCGTTGAGGAAGTTCTTTGCACCTCGTGGTGACCTGCCACGGGGCATCGACCATCTTCAACGTGATGGGCGTAGCCGATACGCTG